AGGATGACAGTGTCATCTCAGATAAATTAAAATTTCTACCTCCTTGAGCTGTATGCACACCTCTATTATTATCACCACCAATATTGTACTGTTTAGCACCTTCAGCAGTGGTATAGTATCTATCTCCTGCAAACTCTTGAGGAGGATTTAGTAACATCTGAATTGTTTGCTCAGGGGAATATTCAAAGTCTTTATATCTACGTGGTTTAAGTGTAGTAGCACCACCATCTCCAGTTTCTTCTTCAACCCATTCTGTTTTATTGTTGTAGAGAGTAGTTACTTTACCTCTTCTAGTTTCTTGGATTTTATGTTTTCTCTTAGTTTTTCTAAGAGTACCTTTCATCTCAAATTCTTTAATAAAACAAAATGACATTCTGCAATGTAATTGACCTACATGGTAGTCAAACTCATATCTAGGTAAGTCAGATGGTTTAAATGTTTTAGTCTTAGCAAAGTTAGCTCTAAGTGTGGCTGAGAATTTAGAATATCCACCATCACCGAGAATCTTCATTAATTTCTTGAAGAAGATATAGTTATATTTCTCCATAGTATCAAAGTTAGAGGCAATCTTAGATGCTGGTTGTACAGCAGAGAACATAATCTTATCAGAACCTTTCTGAGCATTACCAGCTAATGCCAGTTCCCTTGGGTCTACGTTAAGATATTTACCCATCTGAACTAAATGTCGTTTATCTGATGGTTTTAAGTCATAAGTTTTTTTAACTGTAACTCTACGTTTATATTTACCACCACGTTGAATAGTTCTCTGTGCTTTCTTAACTTCAGCTTTTTTCTCTCTTTTACGATTAAGTTTAGATACTTCTCTGTTTGCCTTAGGAGCATCTTCTTCTTTCTTAGCCTGAGCTTCATCTGCGTCTCTGGCAGCTTCTGAAACAGTTTTGTAAGCATCCATTAATTTCTTAGCTTTACCTGTTTCAAAGATGTCTTCAAAATGTTCTTTAACTGGAATGTAAGGGAATAGTTTAAGTAATCTCTTATCTTTCTCAGAATTAAAATCTAAAGTACCTACTTCTTTAACTGCTCTAGCATCTTTGTAGAGTTTCCAGATAGCTAGGTTCTCTGTTTCAGTACCATACAAGAATTTCTCTTCATCATAGATAACTGTATGTTCTTCAGTCCAGAATTCTACAACTACTGCTAGTGAACTTTTTCTTATTACTTTGAACTTTTTATAAGTAATCTTTTCAATAGGTACTTTTGCTGGTTCTGGTTTAGGAGCTGTATCTACATCATCTGTAATTCCATATACTACTGCACCTTCTCCATCAAAATCCTCTATTTGCCAGTTAGTATCTTTACTAATAATGTATTCTTTATCTTTTTCATATGCTCCATATTTAGCATAGTTATCAGGGTCAGAATGTTCAAAAAATCCATCAGTTTTTTTATCCTTAACAGTGATAGCAGGACCTGCATTACATACCCAGTATGAAATACCTACACTTGGTTGAGGCTCATACTTGTAAGTATCTAGTACATAATAAGGATTTACAGAAGTAAACTTAGAGGCGTCATCTCTAGGGTCTACTAAAAGAATAGATTTATAGATAGGACTATTTGCTGTACCTACAATCCAAGTATCATATTTAACCCCATCTACCTGACCATTAGCAGCAGATAGAGTATTAATAGCTACTGAGTTACCTTTAGAGTCAGTATCATGAAAATAGTCTAAACCATACTTAGCTTGCATATCAGCTAAGAACTTCATACCACCCATTACTGGATATTTATCTTCTTGGATAATACGGTAATGTTTACTTCCTATAGTAGGGTCTAAAGTTTTTAACTCATTTTCTGAGATAACTACTTTTTCACTAGCTGATTGGAATACTTGTCTAAGAGTCCACTTAGCATTACGTTTCTTAAAACGTCTGGTGGAGTATTGGTAATATTTTAATAGGTCAATACCAATACCTGTTCTAATACCATCTTCTACATCTTGAGCTATATTAGCTCCACCACTACGAGCAACTGATGCTGCTCCCATAGTAGCAATGGGGTCGGCTACCCAACCCTCATTGATATTAGATACTGCTTGGGTATAGTAGTATTGATACCTAGTAGTATGCCATCCCATAATATCTCCTATTTAGGAAGTACTTTAGCATTAGATGGGTTAGGAGTACTATCTGTACCATCCATCTCATTATCCGATAAGTAATCACGATAATTTTTAGGCATTTCAAAAATATCATTAGGCATATTAAAGTATTTTTGAGCATACCAGTTAGTGGCTCTATCCAAGCCAAGAGCATTGAATGCTGATGGGGATAAAGTTGCCAAGTCAGCAGTTTTCTTAGTACTCCAACCAGATTGAAGAGCAGAATAGAATTTATTGTAACCGTCTCTTTCAAAACCAACAGCTTGAGCTTTATTAACCTTAATTTGAGCACCAAGTACACCACCAATAGGTTTACCGTCAATAGTATCTGAGTACTGAGCTTTAGCTGCTCGTAACTGTTCGGTAAGAGCTGTAATGTTAGCGTACGCTGTAGCAGTCTGAGCTTTAACCAAAGCAATCTGTTCTTTTTCTCTGAGTAACTGTTGAGCTTGTAATTTCAATGTAGCTCTCATTTGAATTAATTGAGCATCTTTAAGTTTGATGTCTTTTAATGCACTCTGAGCTTGAGCATTGATTAATTTAGATTGTTCTACAGTCTGTTCTGTCTGAGCTACTAACTGTTTGGTTTGTTGTTTAGATTGAGTTAGTTGTTCAGCCATTACTTGAGATTGGATTTGAGACTGAGTAACTTGTTCTTGTTTAAGTTTTCTATCTAACTCAGCTTGAGCTAATTGTTCAACTGCTAATTTACGTTGCTGACAGATTAAAGAAGTTTGCTCTCTGATTTGGTCAGTCTGAGCTACAATCTGAGGAATCTTAATTTTCTCTTGTTCAATCTGGTATTCCAATAAATCCAGTTGTCTTAATTGAGCTTGTAATTGAGCATATGCCAGACGTACTTTAGTAGGCATCATAATTAGTTCAGCTTTAGCTAGTAAAGCTTGAACATTAGCCTGCATCATTTGAGACTTAATTAATAGAGCTTGCCAGTTAGACTGTTCTTTACTTAATGCGAATTGGACAGCATGTTCCATCATCTGTCCTAGAGCATTAGAGTAAATAGTCTTAGCATCTTCTTTATTGAATAAGCGTTTCTCATTAATACCATATTCAATCTGGTTTAAAGTAGATGTACTTAACCAGTCAAATAAACCATGACCATTAACTTCTCTAGTGGTAATTTGAGATTTATCTACCTTTTCTACTTGGTCTTCTGGAACAGTATCTACATTAAGTAAATCACCTAATTTCTTAAGCATATCTTCCATTTCTGGAGATGATTCTAGTTTAGTTCTTGCAATATCAGGGATTACTGCTACTGTTTCAGGTCTACAAGGACTAGAGGCTTGAGTAGTTAAAGGAGTAGACATTGATGTTCCTAATCCAGCATAAGCAGCTAAATCAGTAGGAGCAATTAATGTTTTCTCAGTTGGGTCTAAGGAATCTTGTGAAATGTAATTAGGAAACTGATAGTCTTGTAATGCACCAATAGTATCAGCTAGATTCTTAACATCCTCTGCTGTTTTCTCATCTAAAGGAGTTACTTGAACTCCATTTTCATAGGTAAGCTCTTTAGTTAAGTCTTTGACAGATTGTGGTACTGAAATTTCAGGTACTACTACTGTCTGGTGTTTAATAGGTTTATCTAAGCCAACATTGATATTATTGACTGTGTTATCTAATACTTCCTCATGGTTAGTAGTGATAGCACCAGCTAATCCAATGTGGTTACCTTGGTCATCATAAGCAGAAACATTTCTAGCTACTTCTAATTCAAGGTAAGAAGTGTTATCTGAAATAGGCTGTCTGTTTACTGGGTCAAATGAATTGTATCCAGCTCCAGAAGTCATATATTTATCTGTTGGCTTTGCCATATTAATCTCCAATAAAAAATCCAGCACTAAGTACTGGATTCTGTTGTTATGCTAGTGTGCTACCTGAAGTTTCATCTGCATCCATCTGTCCAGTACCTTGAGCAGCTTGGAGAGATGCTAATTCCTTAAGCTCTTCTTCCGTTAAAGGAGGAAGTTCAATAATCTGGAACTTAGGAACAAACTTCTTAGCTTCTGGTTTATTTAAATTTGCTTTTAATTGATTATGTAATGCAGTTGGCATTACTGTGTAATTCAGTGTTTTTAGATGGTCTAAAATCCATCTTTCAGCATGCCATGGTGTTTCAATGAATGGGATAAATTTACGAGTAATCCCAATAAAGTCATTACCTACTGTAACGTACATACCAGTGGCAGATTGTAGAGAAGGGTCTCTTACAATGATTTGATAACGTACTAATTTAAGAGCTTCATCTGCAGCAACCATAGTTGCTAAATCTCTTTTAGACGCTAATTTAGGAGCTCTAACTGCAGCATTAGCTTTATCGTTAGATGCCATTTTCTCTAAGACTAAAGTCTTAAGTTTATCCGTAGTAATGTTATTCGGATATGTAACACCAATTAGTGCTGCTTTTTCTTTCCAATACTCACGAGTGTTTTCATCTTGCATCTCAGGAGTTACTACTTCATTTGTTAATTCAATACTCATTTTAATTTTCCTTTGTTATTAAGACCTCCCCTACTGGAGAGGTCTTTAGTGAACTGTTAATTAATTCCAATATTACATTGGAGCAACTGTTTTAATGATACCAATACGTTCTGGACGTTGTACCAATAAACCATACCACCATTGGATAGATACGAAACCAATTTTACCATATGGGTCGATTAATGACGCAGTAGCTTCACCCGGTTTCTTAGCAATGATTTGGAAGTTGTTATTAACACCATTTGAACCATTGAAAGAAATAGTTGAGAATGCATCATCACCTAAACAGATTAATGGGAAAATATCGTATTTACCGTTAGATGCAGATAAACCGAATTGTGGGTCTGCTGCAGCACCTTCACCTCTCCATGCTAACATTTTGTCAACTTGAACGATACGGAATTTACCAATGATACCTACTTCATCTTCCATGATTGTACCAGAAGCCGCTTTGTATTGGTGTACTGGAATGAATGCAGGGTTACCATGTTGGTCTTGCATAGCTTCCAATAAAGCAACAACTTCTGAACCGCAGAATAAAGTACGGTAAGTAGTTGCTGTACGAGTATCTACATTAGTAGAACCAGCAATATACTTAGTATGACGTGGAGTTTGGTTGTCATCTAATGCACGAGATAAACGAGATAAAGCACCTAAAGTAAGTACAGAAGTCTCATCCATAGTAGCATGGTTAGTTGCGTTACCTGCATAGATTACAGTACCTGCTGAGTTTAATAAGTCAGCTTGTAAACAATCTTCAGTGATTTGCTCTGCTGCTTCTAATGCTCTACGGTACATAGATTGGTAAAGGTTAGCATCTGAATCGAATTGGATTGCATCGTCTGAGTATTCATAGAAAATACCAAAACGGTTAAAGGTAGATTCAGTTTCTGAACGTGAGAAACCGATACGGTTTACACGACCACCAATTTCAGTTAAGTACGGTAATGCACCTTGGATACGACCGATGTCTCGGCTAGAACCATATAAGTTACCATTACGGATTTGTACACCACGTGCATCAATACCTTGGTCATTGATGTTACGGTCATCTAATACTGGATACTCAATCGCTTGTTTGATTTTTTGACCCATGTTTTTAGGCATAGAAATACTAGATGCCATACGAGAGAATTTACGCTTTGGAGCGGTATCTCGTAAAACCTTTTTTAAGTAGAAAGCTTTTTCTAACTGTTGACGACCAACAGAAGATTCTACTGGTTCACCACGTAAACCTTGTGGGTCATTGTATAAGTTACCACGTGGGTTGATTGTTGCAATGTTATGAGTAGAGGTGATTTGACCACCTTGCATTGCTGGGATTGGATTTAATTCACTCATTTAATTTACCTTAACTATTTAAAACGGATATTGTTCTTTCTGACAAAAGAATCAAAATCAGTAAACTTAGACAATTCAGTATCATCCATTTGAGCTAACTGATTTAAGTCATAGACACCAGTTGGATTAATAGAAGTAGATACTGTATTTGGA